CACCTCCTTCACAGACGTTGGAGCGGAAATGAGATTCTTGTTTGATGTTGCCCATGATCACAGCCAGGGCAGTCTTGTCTTTGATCTCCGCTTTGGTTTGGAGTTGTTCAAGAACATACTGCTCTTGGACTGTACAATCAGGGCATTCAATCATTTCCGTTTCTTAGCTGTTTTAGCGGCGCGTTTAAAATTAGCAGCCGTGGGTGCGCCTTTTGCCCCAGGCTTCCGCATTTTTTCTCCACTGCCTTCAGCAATACGCTTGCGTTTGGCGTGGATGTTTGCGTAGAGACCTTGTTTAGCCATTTAAACACCTCTAACTCGTGGACCATTAGCGTTGCCTGATTGCTTCAGCCAACGAAGCATGTCTCCCTGTTTAGGAAACATCTTCTCCAATTTTTTACGGTCCATTCGTTGCTCAACTAGATCACGAAAATCTCCTTGAGACATGGGTTCTTGAGCAATTTTTAGGGCATTGCGCCCTTTCTTTTTTTTCTTGGAAGGTAGCATTACCAGATACCGGGAATGATCTGTCCGGTCAGAGCATAAGAACCAAGAGCAGCCATAACGCCAAGCATAGCGAGACGGCCATTAAGGAGCTCAGCTCGCTCATTGTGGGGGACACCGTAAGGATGGTCAGTCATTAGTAATTAAGATCCGATCGTTCAAGTTTAGCAAAGACATCCTGCCGATAAGCAGGGTCTCGATCATAGCGTGGATCGGACATAGCTTGCACAACTTCAGCTTGGCTACGGAAAACATCTTGCTGAGTCTGAGCAGGTTTGCCCGACAGCATCCGTCCTTCGTAACCATTAGCTTCCTGGAATGCAGCTTGCAGTCCAACCACAGCCAGTTTAACCATGTCAGGATCTCCAACGTTAATCAAGTTATCGAACGCCTGAACAAAATTTTCTGGCATATTTTCTGCAGCCCAACTAACCAAACCATTGTACTGTTGTTCGCCGCCGACAAAGTTCTGGATATCAGTAACTTGATCAGCAGTAAAATCATCTACCTGGGTAGGTTGAGATTGAATCTGCATGTAAGCTTCAATAAGATCCTTGCTGTCCAACTCAGTAAGTTTGGACATGGTTTCTTCACTAAGCTTACCTTCATTAGAGTAGTATTCTTCAGAAGCAGAGTTAAGAAGATCAACTAGAGGGTCAGCCTCAGGCTGGTTTTCCTCTACTTCTTCTTCCCGCCGCTCCCCTTGCTGTGTTTCTTCCCGCAAGCCATCGTTAGATTCTCCTAATTTTTTTTGAAGTTCAATGTAAGCTTTTTCCAGTTCTTCTGCTGACTCGTATTTACCAGCCAGCATCCGGTTCTCTTCTTGAGCACGTTGCTCGCCAATAGCTAGAGCTTCCTGCTCAGCTTCATTCAGTTCCGGTTGATCCGCTGGAGTCGGATCGTATGTTAGAATTGCCATTTACAGTAGTTACTTGAAGGTTACCAAGGCCAACTGTTTTTACATAGTTGGGTGAACGACCGATGGTAGGGGTACCTACCTTCATACGTGGTGCATAGCGATTGCCGTCTTCAGTGTACGGGTCCTCGCCAAGTGTCATTTTCTGAGTAAGTTTTTTCTCAGTGACAGGGTTGGGTTCAGGCGTCTCGATTGTAAGAGATACCTTTTCATTTGTGATTTCTTGAGCGGGCTTAGCAGTACGCTTTGGCTCGGGAACACTAGGCTTCCGGGGGGAGCGCCGCTTCGGGGTTGGATCCGTCATTCTGTTGCATCATGTTCGGGTTTTTAGTTGGGTCCATCATAGGAGAAGATGCAAACTGACCAGCTTGTTTAAGAAGCTCTTGTTGTTGCATCATCTGTTGCTGCTGTTGCATCTCACCTTGGAGTTGCTGTTCAGACTTAACAAGACCCAGCGTTTCGATACCTTGTGCTGTAGCCAACCGTTTGATGACTTCAGAAGGATCGATGTATTTTGCAATTGCTTCAGGACCCATAGTCTGAGCAACTGTTTGCAGGAACATAGTCAAAGACTCACGGTCTTGACCACGACCCAAAGCATTGACACCAGCCACAATTTGTGGACGGACAAGATCTTTGGGAAGTTTAGGTACCTGATTACTACGTTGCAGAACAAACATAGTACGGTTCAGATAAGGCACCAAGAATTCTACAGTCAAAAGGGAGAATAGTCCACCGAGTTGCTGTTCCAATTCGAGTTGTGTGAGGCGGACCTCTTCCGCTGTTGTGCGTTCGGATTGCCGTACAGAAAGAACAAGGAATGCTTCAGAAAGTCTTTGTGTCAGGCTACCAGCCATTTCAGATGCAGTTCGGAAGTCAGCAGTTTTACCTACTTGAACAACCTGTACATCTTCAGGTCTGCCCTGTACAATAGCACCATTGCCAGCGTTAGCAAGCGTAGCAGGCTTAGTAGTACTGCTTGGTGATACCAAGAATACAACCTTAGCTGCAACACTGCTACCTTCAATCAGTGCTTGGCTCAAAGAATCTAGGGACCTAAGGTCACCAAGGAATTCTTCTACTCTACCACGACCGTAGTCTTCACCGTCCACAGTATTGAATCGGAGAACAAGCCATGGAGAAACATTTTTAGGCGCATTGCTACGGCTTCCAGGAATGATTTTGTCATCAACTTCCTGATGCCAGACCCAGCGACCAGATGATTCTTCCAGTCGGACGTAGGTGTACACCTCAACGTCATCCTCTTTCCCGTTTTTACCAGAACCAGAGTTTCCTCCAGCTTGGTTTGGTTTAGGTAGAGGGATATCAAGAAGCTCACGGGAAATCAGCTCCTTGGTCACGATCTCAAGAATGTTACCGTCACCATCACGGTTTACAACAAACCGATTCAGTGGGTACATTTTGATACCGTTCTTGCCCATAAACAAAAGGGCGTTACCACCAACAATCAAATGCTTGATTGCTTCGTGGATAGTAACACGATCGTTAGATGCATTGATAACATCCATGATCATGCGTTCAATTTTACCGAAGCTCTCTTCGAGTTCAGACTTAATCTCACGAGGAAGTTCCTCGCCAAGCTTTTCATCCCGCACTTGCAGTTTAAAGAACGGGGTCATCGGAGGAAGAAGAGCAAGCATTAGTTTACTTGCCAACGTTACAACCGACTTGGCTCCAACTGATTGCCAAGGAGTTACAAGAGTTTTATGATTCTCTTTGTAACCTTCATCACGACGAATCAGATAAGGAAGAGTAAGTCGAGAACACTCGTAAGCTACGTCGAGAAAGTTATTCCTTACCGAAGTAAGTTTCTCATACCGAGCACGTGCGTTCTTCACAGGTTAATGCCTCCAGAAGGAGGAGCTGCCTGAGAACCAGAGATACCAATAGACAGACCACGACGGCGAGCCATGTTGCCTTGACCAGCAGTTTGATCACGACGACGACGACTGCTGCCAGCTTGCTGCAATCCAGGTTGATACTCCAGAGGCTGAAGTGGTTTGTAATCTTGAGCGAGTTGTTTTGGAGCTTCAGGCGTTTTTACAATAGGAGCCTGAGGCATAATGTTAATAGGTGCGGGAGCTTGTTGTCGCCCTCCGCCACCACCACCGAAACACATTAGCTTTCATCCATTTTAGATTGAATCCACTCGACAATGGAGCGTTGACCTGCTTGATACATGATCTGCTCCATCGTCATTTGTGGGGTTGGGTTAATAGGTGGAAAGGTATCGAACAGTTCTTGAAGTAGGGACGAGGTTGTCATCCCCTTCACTTCAAGCATACTGAGGGAGGTTGGGGTTTGCATGCTCGAAAAACGCTGGCATCCGGCCTCGCTTGGTGTCGGAAAGCTCTGGGGCTTTACCTTGATACATCAAGTTATCACTGGAATCCAGCCAAAATTTTTTGTCTAAATATTTATTGGTAGTATTTCTACCTAGTGGCTCCATAACCCAGTTGATGGTAGCCTTACGCAGCTTGTCAAGAGAAGGGCTGTAATTCAGACCCATCTCAGTGCAGACAAGGGTATTGGTAGAAACATGGACCTGTTCATCACGGCTGATGTCAGCA